CGCCGCAGTTGTTATCACTGAGCGCAGTGCAATCATGGTCACTATATGTTAGCGAGCGAGCACGAAGTGCGAGCGGGAAAATAATACTTAAGGGGTCGGGCCTTTTTCCACACCCCTAAGGGGGAATTCCACAGCCTGTGGAAAACTTATTAGGGTAGAGAAATTTATGTTAAAATTTAAGAGACTCCTTTGCTTCCTCTATAGTGTTATAGAAGCTACATTCACCCAGGTAACACCCAAGGAACCGTTCAAAGGTAGTTTGACCTCCTGTTAACGCATATGAGTGAATGGTAGCCCCTAGAGAGGATACTTCAATCAATTCAGGTTTCTGCATATCTCATTTTTAATTTGTTCAATACTGTTTACCATCTGTCTGTAACCATTACCAACTTGAAACTGTCCCATCACTACAGAGGCAGTGGCTATACCCCAAAAGATGTAATACCACTTGGACTTAATTTGATGTCTCTGCATGATCCTTGTTAAACTGAGCTATACCGTTATCTGTAAGTACATGATTATACATATCATCAAATACTTTAGGAGGAATGGTACATACATCTGCACCCACACCAAAAGCTACACCTACTGATTGAACATCACGTAAGGAAGCAGCTAATACCATAGTATTTATATATTGACGTTTAAAGATGTGAACAATATCATTAACTAACTTAATACCATCCAATGAATTGTCATCCATCCTACCTATAAAGGGAGATATGTATGTAGCACCCGCTAAGGCTGCCAGGACCGCCTGTGAGACGCTAAAGATAAGTGTAACGTTAGTTCGTACACCCACGGTACTAAGCCTCTTACAGACCTTTAAACCATCCACTGAACAAGGTAACTTAATTGTAGATTTCTCACCATATGTTTTCACATGTCCCATTGCATTATTGAATAATTCTTCTTCAGAATCACCCACTACTTCCATGCTAATATCATTTATTCCTAAATCTATTAATTCTTGGTAAACATGTTGAGGATTTCTTCCTGCTTTACGGATGAGGGTTGGGTTAGTAGTAACACCAGAGATAAATCCAGTCGATACTCTTTCTTTAACTGACTTAACATCAGCTGTATCTAAAAATAGTTTCATGTAGGGTAGAGTGTTAGGTAGATATATGAGGGATATCCATTAAGGGGATATCATAATTAGGATGAGGGATCGATGTCTACGAAGTAGATAAGATCCCTCTAAGGGGTCGGGTCCACCCTTCCCTTCCCCTGTATAGATAGAGGTGGTGTCTAAATCCAGGTAGGGGCTGACTTTCCGTTAGCTAGACCTCTAGCCTTTTGTCTTTGGTCTAAATTCATACCCATAACCATGTGGTTAGCTGAAGCTTGGGGGTCATCCATGAGTTCATCTAACATAGCATTCCACTCATCTTTGTGTCTCTGTTTAATAACTTCGTCAGCTGATATGGCGAGAGCATCAGTGAAATACTTGACACCTTGGGCCAAACAGTCCAGTCTATCGTCGTGTTTAACAGCGCCTTTCTCTCTACACATACGAGACATCTGATAGAAAAGCATGTATAGAAGACGAGCTTCAGGAGCTGCCTCTTGATTAGAATTGTAGTCCCAATCAATAACGCTTCTATCACAAACCAACCTATGTTGATTAAGGACTGGCTCCAACGAATCGATGATTCGGTCTTCTTTTCTGACATTAGCTCTTACTTCTTCGATGTCGATTGCTTGTTTAGTATTGATGAGATGTTTTCTAAAGAGTTCTGCAACGATTCCATCTCCGAAGTTAGTCTCGATAACGAGTTTTGTGACTCCGTACTTTTTACATCCTTTGAGGACATTAAGTAATGTATTGTCGGTGTATCCGTCTTTATACGCTCGCACCTCATGTAGATATATGAAGCCATTCTTTTGGGATAGGTAGGCGGCAGCAGTTTCATCGGAGCCTCTTCCAGAGGGATCCAAACTGCAAATTGTTTCGGTGTAAGGCGACCAGTCTCCTTGTAACTGCATTGGAGAGTAAAAGTAGTCTCCAGGAAGCCCCACTGTTGGTGCATCTTTGATGACGTTTGCGGGGTCTGAGCACCAAACGATGGACTCAGGGGCTTTGCTAGGGTTAACGGAAGTAACGATAAGGTCAGCCATTTTAAGAGGGAATTTCTCTGCATCACTTAGTGAGGTATCTAGCATGAACTGGAGCATGAAGTTAGATCTTCCCATGGAAGCTTCACGCTCTATCAGGTCATCGTTGTCAAATCTATCAGGGTCTGTTACTTCCCATGGATCAGCTCCCTCATCTATCTGTGACTGTAGTTGAGGGGCTAATAATCCTTCGTAATTGGAGAGCTTTCGGGGGACTCTTGCTGGCCAAACGAACGGACGGTAACTGCGCTCTGCCAGCTTACGATAAACAGTAAAAACAGTCTGAGGAGTCCCGAGATACATAATACGGCTATCACTCTTGGGTGTGAGGATAGATTCTGCTTCCGTACAAAGTTGGAGAAGCTTTTCACGCATTAACTCCGTCATGGAGTTTCCAGGAACTTCGATATCGTCCAAAATCATTAAATCGGCTCTGCTTCCTGTTAGCTGTCCAGTTATGCCCACCGACTTTACGCTTGGGGCTTGGTGAGGTGAACAGTTTACGTCGAAGCTGATGCGACTCCAGCGTGAATCGTCTGATTTCGGTTGAAGATGTTTGAGCCATTGGGTTTCAATGATAAGTTTTTGTAGGAAGATTGACATATTATCTGCACGTTCCTTAGATGCAGATATGATCATTATTTTCTTTTCAGGATCTTTAAAGAGAGTCCAGAGGACGAAGGCTCCTGTGATCCAACTTTTTCCAACACCACGGAAAGCTTGAATCTGAAGACGTTTAGGTCCATGTTGAAGATAGTCTGCGATTGCATATTGAGCTTTAGTAGGAGGGGGTAAATCAAGCTCTTCCCACAAGGCTGTAAGGAAAAGCTTGAAGTCGTCTTTCAGTGAGTCAACGACATTAGTCATACTTTCCAGCGAGTACCCATTCCACTAGAATCTAGTGAATCAGCACCGTCTTTCTTAAGTTTCTTTAGAAGTTCCCTCATTGCAGGATCTTTACCTGTGCCTTTGTACATGACTCCAGGTATTCCAGCAGTTTTAGTACCAGACCCAAAAGAGGTGTCACCATCTCTAAATGCATCTACGTTTTTTGTTGCTTTTTTCTTGTTTCCCATAATTAAGCTGGTGCGTCGTTGTCAGTGCCAAATGGATCTATGTCCACTGGTCTTTGTGCGGGTTCTCTTTCAGGAGAATAGTTTGTATTTTGATGTCCAGCATTAGCCGTTGCTATACCTTTTAAAGTATCTCCAACATAGCTTAATGCCTTACCAATTTTCTTTTTCTTGTTGTCTTTTTTGTCTGACATAGTTTTAAGCTGCTCTTGAAAGTGCTCTTACACCAATAAAATTTTCAATGTTTTTAGGTTTTGCTTTTCGTGTACCATCTATATCTGTTTCTACTTCAGCCTTGGGATTAACATCTAATCTAGATATATCAATAGCTGTATTTGTAGCATCTAGTAATGCAGCACCAAAATCTCCTAAACCAGGAATCCAGCCAATAGCACCACTTAAAGCAGCAATACCAGCTTGATCAAATTTACCTTCAGTTAAATAACCATATGCTTCTACAGCAGATAAACCTATATCAACTCCAGGTATTAATTTAGCAGCACTTTTAGCACCACGTTCAGCAGCAATTTGAGTAGCTAATTTAGCAAAACGTTTCTGTACTTTAGGATCTTGTAAAGCAAGTTGAGCTGCTAAAGAAGTACCAGCTACACCTGTTTGAACTACATTACCAGTTGCAATACCCATACCTAGTTCTCCTATAGCACTTGCTTTATTAAGCCCACCAGATACTCTATTTACTTTCTGCCAATGTGCTTGACCTGCTGTATCTAAAACCGCTCTACGACCTTCAATTTCTGCTGCACCTGCTGTAATAGTAGGATCATGCAAAGCTCTAGATCTCCATTCAGCTGTTAAACCTTTATCACCAGGAGTTACACCAATAAATCTATTTATATTAGTATCACCTTCCATTAAATATTCGTTAAAAGCAGCTGATATATTATACCTACTACCTTTACCTATAATATTAACACCAGCATCTTGTAAATCTACATCAGGTTTAAGGGTATCACCTCCTAATGGTACATTTGCTGTTAAACCTTTATGTTCTATGTATCCTGGTTGATCAGCTAAATTAGAAGGACTATTTACACCATAATCTTCAGAAGATAATCCATGACCAGCATGATATTCAATACCATAACGGCTTCCTAATATTCTAGCTCTAAAAGCAGCTTGGCTATATGATCTATTTAACCATTTTTTAAAACCATCTAAAGACTTAGCTTTCCCACTTCCATCTAAAGCTGTAGGCCAATTACCTTCTCCGAATCTACGGTTTAAATCTCTAGCTTGTCTTATTACAGGACCACTAGTTATTTCACCATCAATAATACTAGTAGATCTATATAATCTTTTTTGTTTATTATTAAGTTCGTATTTACCAGTTTTTTGATTTTTAGATAAAGGTTTTAACCCAGGCCATTTTCCTCTAGTCATGCCAACTTTAGGATTATCATAATTTCTAAAAAATGCGTTAACATTTTCAATATTTTGAGGTACTTTATCTATATAAACTTTACCAATAGAAGCACGTAATCCACTTAATTCGTTTCTAGTTAATGGTCGTCCTAAAAACTCTATATGCTGTTGTCTTAAGATATCTAATCTTAGACCAATTAATTCACGTAATTCATCGACTTGGCTACTTTTAATATGCCAACTACCGTCTTTACGTTGTTTAATAGCCATGGCTTACATCTCCATGCCGAGTGATGTTATAGGAGAATTTTTAATTTTCAATAAACGTTTGTTTATTTCTTTCTGACTAGCACCCATTTTTTTCATCTGTTCAAGTTGAGCACCAAATTCACGGTATTGATCTTTGGAGATTGCATATTCTTTTCGATTAGCTGTACCTTCCTTAAGATTACCTTGTTTAGTTTCTTTGTTATATACAGAATCTGGATCATTGACTTTATCTTGGTAATGCTCTCGTTCAAGACTGTAATCTTTATTTATAGCTAGTTGATTTGCATTAGCAGGTTGATTACCTGTTATATTAATATTTACACCATTACCAACACCCCAAGTAGGACTTGGACCCCAGGTACCTTCTTCTGACATCTTCATTTCAGAATCAGTCATATTACCTCTAAGATCGTCTTGTTTTTCGATTCTTAATGCTTCCGCTTTTTTTAACTGAGTTTCACCAGTAGGATCTAAACTTTCTACATAATCTGGATTTATTTTATAACCAAGACTATTTTTATCACTATATCTAGTACCTGTATTATCATAATCGTCAATTAATAAACGTTCAACTAAACCAGCAGGTGCTCTTTTAATATATCTGCTAGTTACTACTTTTTTTAATTTACCTTCTTCTTGTTTTAATTTATTCATATAGGTATTAAGATCTTTACCTATACCTGCCACCCCATATTTCTGTCTTAATTCATTAACTTTACCAGTATAATTAGCTTTATTTGTATAATCGTTTGGGTTACCTAGTTTTTTTATATCCTCTTGAAATTGTATCATCTTTTTTTGATGAGCTTCTAATCTCAATTGAGCTTGATTTTTCTTTTCTGCCATTTACTTTTTCCTCCTAATGGATAAACGTGCTCTGTTTTTAGAACGACTCTGAGGTCTGCCCTTTGTTTTGCTACCCTTGTAGTGTGCAGCATCTCTTTTGTCGCCTACTTTTAACTTAAGCTTACGTCTAAGTTTGTTGGCATTCTTCTTAATAGACTTACCTTTCTTAGTTTTTTGGTAAGCACTTTGTTGTTTCAGCCGCCTCTTCCGAGCCTCTGGATTCTTCTTATAGTATTCAGCTGTGCGACTTGCCATACATCCTCCTAGTGATTAGCTCTGGGTCTATCTTGGGGATAACTTTAGATAATTTATCTAATGCGGTACCATCATATGCGATACCAGTGATGTCATTTGTCTTCAGCCAATCACAGGCTGCTTTTAAGTCCTGAGTTGAAGCCTCACCACTTTTAACTCTCTTTAGAAAGTCTTTAGTGACAAGACTATGTAACTCATTAAACTGTTCTTCTGTTGCTTTAGCCATTACTGTTCATTCATCCAGTCCAATGCGTCTTGAGTGGATTTATTCATTGCTTTGCCTTGTTTGCGCCGCTCTATAGCTTCTACACCTGTACCGAAGTCAGTTGTAGCATCTTTATTCCAAGCTATATTTGTAGTCTTTTTGAGATTTTGAGGAGATGATGCCCCATTAATTCCAGCTACCATTATGAGAATAGTTTTTCTTTTACAATTTTGAGTGCTTGATCGTCTAACTTATTATCAGTTCTAGCAACGTAAGCTTCTAATAGGTCTACTACAAGCTTCTTTACTGAGTCTGACTTCAAGAAGGCGAAGAGGATGGGCTTGATAATTAGGATCATTGTTTTAAAAGGGTTTATACCAAGGTTTTTCCTTGGGGATTGGGGGTTGTGTTGATTTTAAATATGAAGCAATTGGTACTATATCTGCACATAGTGAGTATAGCTGAGACTTAGGATGAATCATAAAACCTTTAGTCTGCAGTTCTGCACATTTAAGAGCACGAACTAACTCATAATCCAATCGCATTTTCTCTTCTTGTCTTTTTGCCATACTACGACACCTATTTAAACCTTCACGGTCTAATGGAATCATGAAATTAATCTGTCCTCCCCAGTTCTCAGCTAGAGTATAACTAGAGGGTCGCATACCTTGTTCATCAATATCCCAAGGTTTCGTATGATTCCCCATATAGAATGGAGAGAAGGTCATGGTACTACCATTACAACTTATGTTTGGACCATAGTGTTGTCTAGATGGAGCACCATTATTTTGAAATTGTACGGCTTGGTTGGTCACATTGCCCGTTGCAGCCGCTACTGGGTTAGAAGTATTGTTTGTCTCACCTTCATTAGCACGAACTGGTGCTATTGAGAGAAGACTGATAAGGATGTAGTAGTAGAAGTAGTGTCGATTTCTCTTTCTATTTCTGTTACTGACAGTACTTGACTGGCTGCTCTTGTTACTATTTCTAGTGTAAAGTCGCTTCCAGGTGTTGTCATAGTGAAGACTGAATCTGTATCTACTATACCTCCTGACGAGGTTGAAGTATGGGTGATGTTGTCCCCAGACCATTTGTTTAATGCGGACCCATAAGTTGTGGTGGTTATATCCTCCACGATCTCTTGAGTTGTTGTTGTTGTACTGTTCATCGAACCCTGGGTGAAGTTTGGGGTTACTAATTCTGCTCTCGCTACCGTGGGTGATGT